TTCATTGCTGACTTGAAAGCAATGGAGATTGAAGCACCTGAACACTATTACCAATACATTATGAACAGTTTTGAGCATACTGAATCAGATGATTTCTTATTCTCTCAACAAGATTTTGAGCCTAAGATCTTCGCTAAAACTGGTACAGGATTTAGAATTGCAGCATTAGACGTTGCACGGATGGGAAAAGATCAATCAGTTTATAAGGTTATTGAATACTTTGGATCTCAACAATGGAAAGAGATCTATTCCACAAGTTGGAGTAAGCAACCGATCACATACACTTCGGGCAGAACGCTTGAGCTCTCCAATGAATGGGCAGTTAATATGATTGTCATTGACGGTGATGGGCTTGGTGCAGGTGCGGTTGATACGCTCAGAGAGAGCAAGTTCAATATCATTGAATATCGTGGCGGTATGGGCGGTAATTCTGAATACTTCAATAACAGAGCTATTGATTATTACAGGCTTAAAAACGCTATTATAAAGGGTTACCTGGATTTGAAATACGAAGAGACAAAAGAAAGCCTTTTGACTATCAAGTATTTATTCCAGAACAACAAACAGAAAAGAATTGTCGGCAAGAATGAGATGCGATCCAAGGGTTACTCCTCGCCTGATAATGGAGACACCATTATGATGGCTTTTCACGGTACTCAATTTGCTGACTTTAACGACACAGGGCGTAGTTCAGGGGTTATTACACTTCCTGACTATGATCCATTTTACGAAGATTAAGGAAAAGAATTATGTGTGATCCAATTTCAATCGCAATCGGTACAACCATTGCAGGATTTGCAGGTGCCTCAGTTGGTACTGCTGCTGCTGCAACAGGGGTTGCCGGTATTATCACAGCAGGAACGGCTGCTGCAATCGGTGCCGGTGCAATAGGCCTTGGTGCTACTGCAATAGGAGTTACCGCTTACAACATGGGTAAATCTAACGGTGGTAACAATAGTTCTTCCACGGCCACGACAGTTCAGCAAACTCAGGCAGCTCAAACGGCTGATACAACTTCTGTAACGGCTAATAACGATGCAAGAAGTAAGGCTGCTGCTGCAAGTGCGTTAGGTACTATCAAAACAACATCTCAAGGGGTGTTGGGCTCAGGTTTAGCTACAACTCAAAAGAAAGATTTGTTAGGTTTATAGATGCAAAAAAGTCATTTCGTTAAAAAGTTAGCAGAATTAGATAAGGCGTACAACAATATCGTGCCAGTATGGCGTGAGTTGGCTGAATACTTCGAGCCTAGAACATCAAAGTTCTTAGTCCAGGATGTAAACAAGAAGCCTAAGTTCTCCCCAAAGATTAAAGATAGCAGTCCTGCTATGGCTGTTAGAAACTTCTCTTCGGGGATGATGTCGGGTGCAACAAGTCCTGCTCAGAAATGGTTTAAAACATCTGTTGGCAATTTCCAAAAGCCTAGCTATTCTGTAAAAAGTTGGTGTGCTGTTACCGGTGATTTATTTAGAGATATCTTTTCATCGTCTAACATTTATCAAAACTTCCCTAGAGTTTATGAGCAGCTTGGCATCTTTGGTATTTCTGCGATGTGTCTTGAAAAAGATTTTAGCACCGTTATGCGTACAAAGGTGCTTCCGATTGGATCATATAGAATTGCAAAAGATTTCACCGGCAAGGTTGATACCTTATACCGTGTCTATACTGAAACCGCTCAGAACTTAGTTGAAGAGTTTGGTGAAGAGAATTGTAGCGAAAGAGTTAGAACGGCTGCTGAAGAGAACGGTGAAACTCTCATTGAGATAGTTCATGCAGTTGAGAAAAACCGTGATGCAGATGGTGTTGGCAAGTTCGCAAAGAAAAAGAAATTCATATCAGTTTATTTTGAACGCTGCGGTGAGGATGAAATGTTCTTGCGTGAAAGCGGATTTGATGCTTTTCCTTATGTAGTGTTTGAAGCTGATGTAAACGGTGAAGATGTTTATCCTTCTAAATGTCCTGGAATAATTGCACTGCCTAACGTAAAACAACTTATGGCAATGATAATCAAGAAGGCAAAAGCAGTTGATAAAATGGTTGATCCTGCCCTGAAGGGTTCTGCAACTTTAAAAAACAAACAAGTATCAAACAATCCTAATACATTCGTGCCTATCCCTGATACCGCTACAAACGGTTTATCAGCGATACATGAAGTCAATCCTCAAGTCTTGCAGCTTAGCAATGACATTGAGGCCTTGAAAGCAACCATCGGGCAGATCTTCTACAATGATTTATTTGCAATGTTGGTTAACTCAAATTATACGCAACCTCGTTCTGCAACTGAGATACAAGAACGTCAACAAGAAAAAATGGTGCTTCTTTCTCCTTTGCTTGAGCAGATTATCACTGCATTGAAACAAATTATGGAGTGGTTGTTCTTAACTTCAATAGAGCTTGAGATCCTTCCTGAGCCTCCTGAAGAGATCCAAGGCTCTGAGTTTAAAATTGAATTTGTTTCAACTCTAGCACAAGCTCAAAAAGCAGGCAGGATTGGCGGCATAGAAAGATTTGTTACTTTCGTTTCCAACTTAGGTGCAACGGTTGATCCATCTGCGGTCATGAAATTGAACGTGCCTGAAATCATTGATGATTATGCAGAGTATGCAAACATCGAGCCTGATCAGATTGTTCCTAATGAGATTGTCGCAGCACAAAAGGCTGCCGCTGCTAAACAAAAGCAACAAGAACAGGTAATGCAAAACCTTCAACAAGGTTCTGAAATAGTCAACAACATGGGTGGGGTTGATGCCTTCGGTGCAAATTTGGATAAAAGAATAGGGATTTAATAAAGTTTAGTGGTGCTTTCATAAGAGCTGAAAGTTAAACGAGAATACCGCCAGTTCTTTGGAACTTAAACTAACGGCCGCTTTTTAATTGGAGAAATAAATGTATCAACAGATCAAAGAAGATGATTTGGAGCTTGTTATAAACAATGTTGCCAAAACTAAAGATGGGCAAAAGCTATTCTCACACCTATTGGCCATCTCCGGAGTGGATGAGCCTGTATATTGCGGTGATAGCAAGGATGTTGTTAGAAGTATTCGTGCTGACTTCGGATTAGAAATAAAAACAATGCTATTTGAAAATGCGTTTGATGTGTACACGGAAATATTAAGAAAGGGAATCGACAATGAGTGATTTATACAACACGGACAATCAAGAAAACCAAGAGCAAGATGCTCAAAAAGAGGGAAGTTCTGAAGATCAAGAGAACGAAAACCAGGAGCAAGGGAATCAAGAACAGGACAAAGAGAATCAAGATTCTGAAAACCAAGCAGATCAAGGTGGCCAAGAAGAAAAGCCTACCGATGATGCGGACAATCAGCAAGAAGAAAATCCTGCTGACAAAATAGAAAAACAAGAAAAGCCTGAGAAGTCTGAAGGCCAAGAAGAGCCGGATGAAGAGAAGGCAAAACTGTTTGGCAAGCCTGATAAGTACGATTACACAGGCGTTTTGCCTGAAGGTATGAATTTAGACGAATCGGCTGCAACTGAATTTGATGGAATCGCAAGTGAATACAATATGTCGCAAGAGGGTGCGAGCAAAATAATGGCTCTAGCCGCTAAGCATACTGAGCAGACAGTCAAGAAAGTTCTCGATGCTCAAGCTCAGGCACTGGAAGCCAAAGTAGCAACGTACGTTCAATCGCTGAGGGAGGACAAAGAGATTGGTGGGGCAAAGTTAAATGACTGTTTAATTACAGCTAATTTGGCAGCTTCAAAAATGATGGATGCAGAGATGCAAGAGCTATTCGCTCAATCCGGATTAAACAATCATCCCAAGTTCGTAAAAATGTTCATGGAGCAAGGCAATCTGATGAAAGAAGATCACATTCTAGATGCGAACAATCATTCATCTGAAAAGCAAAAAACAACGGCGGCCGCTATGTATGGCGACACAACACCTGACAAAAAGGTCAAGTAAGTAACTAGGTAGGTAGAAACAATTAAACAACGAAAGGGAAATACATTATGGCAACATTAGGAAAAACGTACATGACTCTTGCTGATGAGATCAAGCAACGTGACGGAAAAGGTAACATCGTATCGCATGTTATAGAATTACTTCATCAGACAAACGAATTACTAGGTGATGCAAACGTAATTGAGTGTAACGATGGTACATCTCACTTACACACCATCAGAACTGGATTACCGACTGCGGTATTCAGAAAGTTCTACGGTTTTGTGCCTCCTTCTAAATCAGAAAATGCACAAGTAAAAGACGGTACAGGTATGCTAGAGGCTTACTCAGTCGTTGATAAAGATCTTGTAGAGAAATCAAAAGATCCTCAACAATTAAGATTGAATGAAGCTGCTGCGTTCATCGAAGCGATGAATGACCAAATGCAAACTACGTTCTTCTACGGTAATACTTCTGATGATAACGCTAAGTTTGACGGCTTGGCTGTTCGTTATGGAAAGAAAAGTGCACTTAAAAGCAACATTGGTTCAAACATTGTTGATGCAGGTGGTACTGGTTCCATTAACTCTTCAGTATGGTTCGTTACTTGGGGTGATTTACACACTTCTTTATTGTTCCCTGAGAACACGGCTGCAGGTATCAAGCGTGAAGATGATGGCGTAATCACTGAAACTGATGCTAACGGCGGTAAAAGAAAAGTTTACCAAGAGCACTTCAAGTGGGATACTGGTTTGGCTTTGGCAGATTGGCGTTCTACTGCTCGTGTTGCAAACATCGACACGACTGCATTGCTTGCCGGCACTGTCAAGATTGACGACTTCATGCTCGCTGCATACTACAAAATCAGAAAGTATTCTAAAACTGGTAGAACAGTTATTTATGCTAACTCTGATGTATTGCTTGCATTGCATAAAATCGCTAAATCTCAAGCAAACGTTCACTTGTCAATCGGACAATTCCAGGGTGAAGAGGTTGTTATGTTCTTAGGCAAAGTGCCAATCAAAGAATGTGAACAAATCCTAAACACAGAAGGTACCGTAGCTTAATAGCTGCGGTTGGGCTTAACACGTAAAAAACAAAGTAATACATTAAAAAACACGAAAGGAAAACATAAGATGATTATGGACGGAACATTGATCTTTTCAGATCAGCAAGCTGTAACGGCTTCAGCAGTCTCCACGAATGTTCTCTACACAGGACAAAGAGAGCTTTCATTCGGAAACGACTTAGATTTATCAATCAGAGTAGGAGCGGATTTCGCTACTTGTACATCATTACAGGTAATAATCCAAACTTCTGTTGATGAAGCGTTTACATCTCCAGTAGCAATTGCAACAAGCCAAGCGGTACCTGTTGCAACACTTAAAAAAGGGTTTACATTCCCTGATTTGAGAGTTGTACCAAAAGGTAACCTTGGGTACTTGAGATTGAGCTATGTTATAGCAGGATCTGCTGCAACAACTGGTAAAATCAACGCAGCTATTGTTAACGGACTTCCTGAAAGTTACGACGATATGTAGTGAATTTGGTAGGGGAGCAATCCCCTACCTTTTTCTAAACCAAGGAGAACAACATGGCTAAAAATGAAGGATGCACTCCTGCTGATTCGGGTAAATACGATGATTGGGCAGTGCAAAGTGCACTTGATACTTTGATTAGAGCTGAAGAGATCAAGGCTGATAAGAAATTAATGGCATTGATTGACAAGGAAAAAGTCAAAAGGCAAGAGGCATTGAATAAGTTAGGGGGCAGCGTAAAGCCCGAAAAAAGTAAAGCTGAAGAGCTATACGGAAAGGATAAATAAAATGTTAGTAACGGCAACTGAAAGAGCGTTTTTCAATAGACATCTTATTGAAGAGGGAGAAACCTTCCACGCTTACGAAAAAGGATTTGATGAGGACAATCTTCCTCACTACTTAACGCCTGTTGAAGCAGAAAACAAAACTGCTGCGGTCGCTGAAGTTCCAAGTGAACTCAAGGAGGATGTCAAAGTTTCTGAGCTTCCTGAAGAGCAGAGACAGGCCTTGCTTGATGAAGCAAAGGATCTAGGGATAACAGGAAATCTAAACTCTTACAAAGTTAGTTCTTTGAAGAAAAAGATTGCTTCTAAATCTGTTGGCGGCGAAGGCTTCCCAGGTGAAGATGCAGAAATAAAAATTGATGCTACTCAAGAAGATGAAGGAACCGCTGAATAATGGCTTTTTCTAAAGATCAAATTTATAATTTATCGCTAGTTCATTTAGGGTTAAAGGGCGACGTTCAAAGCGACGATCAGACAGATCCAAGGGTTCAAACCCTAAATTTGTTTTACGACGTTTCCGTTGAACAAACCCTGAAAGACTTCGATTGGAATTTTGCTAATACCTGTGTTGAGTTAACTCCTACTCAATCAGGTGTTAGTCTGAATCCATTGTATAGATATGAGTTTGATTATCCAAACGACTGTATTTGTGCAAGAAAAATCATGTTGACAGGGTTGCCTGAAGAGAAAATAAACTTCAAGCCTTCAACCGATGCAAACAATGCACGAGTAATCATTACAAACGTACCAAAAGGAATGCTTGAATATACACGCATAGTGTCAAATGAGAGCTTTTTCACTGCGGAATTTGTTATGGCTATTAGTATTTATTTGGCATCTCTGGCCGCTGAAGATCTCACTGGTCAAACAGTTAAAAGGGATAAACTCTTTCAACTTTACACTTCTGTTATCAACAAAGCAATCACTGCTAACGCTTGTGAGGGCTATGAGGATCTTGATGTTGAACCTGATTACTTGAGAGCGAGACAATAAAATGGCTAGAGTTACTCAAAATAGTTTTACTGCCGGGGAAATTTCTCCCTCTCTATATGGCAGAATTGATGTGAATAAGTATGGGATTGGTTTAAAATCCTGTGTCAACGGCATTGTGATGGCTGAGGGTGGTGTTTATAACCGCAGCGGTCTTGAGCTTGTTTGTGAAGTCAAGGATAGTTCTAAAAAAGTTCGTTTAATTCCATTCGCTTTTAACATCAATCAAACATACATCATTGAAGCCGGCGATAGTTATTTCAGATACATCAAAGATGGCGGCCAGATAGTCAACGGCACAACCGTTGTTGAAACTGCTCATACTGTTACTCAAAGTCAATTGTTTGAGATGCAGTATTCGCAAACTGCCGATACAATGACAATCTGCCATCAAGGACACATGCCTTTTGAGTTGGCAAGAAATTCTGAAACAAATTGGACTGTCGCAGATATTGTTATTGAGCCTTCAATTGCAGCTCCTACCGGAGTAACTGCAACTCACTCAGGATCTCTTCCTACTGCTACACAGATTTATGGGTACCTGGTAACCGCAATAAAAGCTGATACATACGAAGAGAGCAAGCGATCTAATGCTCCCAACGCAACTGCAGGAACATCTTCAAGTTGGTTAGTTGGTGAAAAGGTTACAATCGCATGGACTGCGGTTACCGGTGCGACTGAGTACAAGATTTATAAAAGTATTAACGGCGTTTTTGGATATATCGGAACGTCCATTGGAACCTCTTTTGAGGATCCTAACATCACTCCTGACATGAGTAACACAGCTCCAATCTTTAAAAATCCGTTTGATGCAGTTGGCAATTACCCTGCCACAACAAACTATTTTCAACAAAGAAGAGTATTTGCAAACACAATTAATCTTCCTAGAACAATTGAATCCTCTCAGACAGGATTCTACACTAATTTTAGTATTGGTCGCCCTCTATTGGCTACTGATGCAATCACAACCCCAATTGATGAACGTGAACAAAATGCAATCCGGCATCTTGTTTCAATGACTGATTTGATCGCTTTCACAACCGGTGGCGAGTGGAAAGTCAACGGATCCGATGGGATCTTTAGTGCAACTCCACCTCCGCAATGTTTGTTGCAAAGCTCTTGGGGTAGTGCAGACAACATAATACCTATTGTCTCAGGTAATATGGTTTTATTTGTAACCTCCGGACAAAACGTTGTTAGAAATTTGGGTTACTCTTACCTTTCAAACTCTTACGACGGAAAAGAATTAACTCTATTTGCTAAGCATATATTCAAAGGTCGCAAGATTATTGATTGGGCTTATGCAAAAGAGCCTAACAGAATTGTTTGGTGTGTTCTCGATGACGGAACCGTTGCCGGTTTAACTTACAACCAAGAGCAAGAAGTTATGGGTTGGCACAGACATAAAACTGACGGTTTATTTGAAAGTATCGCTACAATCAGAGAAGGAACAGAAGATATTCCGTACTTTGTAGTCAAGCGAGAAATCAATGGAGCCACGAAGCGTTTTATCGAACGAATGAAGCCTCGCATAATACAGAGTACCAAAGATGGCTTTTTCGTCGATTGTGGGCTTGCCAAGACGTTTGAAACGCCTGTTCAAGAGATAGGTGGATTGGCACATCTTGAGGGCAAGGCTGTAAACGTGCTTGCAGACAGTGTTGTATATGAAAATCTAATTGTAAGCGGTGGAAAAATAAGCCTCGGAGTTAACGCCGGAGCTAATAACACGGCTAGAAATATAGTTGTCGGGCTTCCTTATACTTTCGATTTTGAAACATTACCTATTGAAGGTGATAGTTCTATCGGTCTTAAAAAGATTATCAGTAGGGTTAGCGTAAAAGTTGATGATTCTCGTGCTGATTTTAATTTGATAAACGGCAATGGTGTTGCTCAAAAAGTTAATGAAAAGAATTGGGATGTGTTTTTGAAGCCTGATGTTTTATTCAGCGGAGATTTAGACATACCTGTTGGATCAGTTTGTACTAAAAATGCTACTGTACATCTTCAACAAAGCAAGCCTATACCGCTTGGGGTGTTGACAGTAGGCGTAGAAATGACGGTTGGAAATGCTTAGTAAAGAAAAAAATGATGATTACAAATATGTTTTCGATAATTTGAGAGCTTCAGATGTTGATGCGATCAAGTTAAATCGTGGTGAGAACTGGAAAGAAACATTGCTTGATCAATTCAAAGATGCTGATCTGCGTGTTGGTTACACTGATGATGGTAAACCTGTTTTGGTTTACGGAGTTCTTGAAGAGGGTAGTATCGGCGTTATTTGGATGTTAACAACCAATGACATAGTGCAAGAGCAAAGAAGTTTTATTGTTGGGGCAAAAGAATACGTCCAGGAGCAAGTCGATAAATATAAATTGATTTGCAACTACGTTCTCAAGGCCGACAAAAGAGCTATCAAATGGCTCAAAAGTCTTGGGTTTTTATTCCTTGAAGATCCAAACAGAACTGATTTTTTATTCTTTTACAAAGGGGATTTACAATGTGCACTCCCGGCACAAGAAAAGGGTGGTAAATAATGTGTACTCCTGAAATGGCAGTTGCAAGTGCGGTAATTGGTGGAATTGGTGCTATTGGTGAGGGTGTTGGAACATACCAAACTTCTCAGGCCAATGCTGCTGCTGCTGATTATCAATCTCAAATATATGCGAATAACGCTGCTATTGCTAGACAAAACGCAAACGACGTTATCACTGCAGGAAAAGAAAAAGCAAACTTGATTAAGTTGGATACTGCCCAGAAAGTAGCTTCACAACGTGCGGCAATGGCTGCAAGCGGAATTGTTGCAGATGAAGGAAGCGGTATTAATTTAACGGAAAGCACTAAATTTTATGGTGATATGGATGTTTTAACAACATCTCAAAACGCTCAAAAAGAAGCAAGAAATTACTTACAGCAAGCAGATAACTATTCCTCTCAGTCTGATATGTATTCTCTATCCGCAACCAACACAAGAGGTGCCGGACTTTGGAGTGCAATAGGTGGAACAATGGCAGGGGTTGGTCAAGTGTCGGGCAAGTGGTCTAATTATGGTGGAACTAATACTGGCAAGAGTGCGGCGGCTAGTAGCGGTACTGGGTTAAATAATTAATCAAAATAAGTTGTTTTTACGGTATTTACGGTTCTATCTCCCTCGCGATAAATTCCATTCTCCCATGTTCCGATGAGTGACCCATCAGGTCGGAATATAAAGCCGTCCTCAGTAGATTTTCCATAAGTTGTTTCAATTAATTTACCGCTTGGATATTCATAACGGTTTAATTTTCTCGGAAAATCCATAACATTCTTATCTGAAATTGCGATGTAAATTAGTTTATTATTTTTACTATAAGAGAGCATTTTATTCCCAGTGGCAATTGAGTATCTTCCATCGGCTAAATCTGATCTATAACCTTCAGGTGCTTGGCTTGCATAGGCTTTATAGGGTGTAGGGTCAATCATTTCCAGGGGAGTATATTTAAAAATATATTCTTTTGCTTGTTGAGCCGTTTCGATCTTCTTAATTCCACCTTCAAGCGTTTGGGCATAGGCAGGAACTGTCAACATTAAGGCTAATAAGATTAGTAATAATATTTTTTTCATTTAATATCCGCCTCTCATTATATTGTTTAGGTGA